GCCTGTCCTCACAGACACTATCGAAACTCGTGTCCAGCTACTTGTCACCGTAACGGTAGTCCACACACCGTCAGGCGTTACAAGCTGCACCGTTCCTGTCCCAACGAGTCGCTTCAGATACACGGAACTGATATAGGTATTGCCGGTAACGAACCCACCACCACCGCCAATCAATGACCCATTCCCGGCTGTTGCTGTGATGGCATAAGCTGACGTTCCACCGTCAGGATCAGACTGTCCAATTACGGATGTTACGTTCGCGGAATTGACATAGTTGGCAACAGTCAATGCTTCGTTGACTACCAGATTCCTCACCCTCCGCGCCCCAACGAACCTCGCCTCACCCGCAATAGCCGTGCGCAGGATGCCTTCGTTGTCTTGGACTGATCTAGCAACAGAAGTATTAGTATATGTAGAACTTCCAATACCTTTATCTAGAACAAGCGAATGCGTAAGAGAAGCATAGAATGCAGCTTGCTCTAGCACATACTGAGGATTTGCTCTATTTCTAAATAGTGGAAGTGCCATATCCTATTACCTCTTTATGTTCTTGTATCAGACAAACTTCCGCGAAATAACATACAGCGTGCGATCTGCTGCTTGATTCACAGGAGTACCTGCAGTACCACTACGGATTTTAATATAACGCGGAGGCACAGCGAGGCCGGGGTCGAAAGAGTACATATAGGAAGCAATTGCTGTAGTGACTCCAATCTCATTTGCAGCTGTATCGTAGAGAGGATAGAAATTGGTTCCATCTACAGATCCAGCGATGTGAAGGCCGCCGGCAGTCCAAGCCGCAGGAGTGATGATTCCAATCAGAGATCCTTCAGCAAGATCAATGGAATCTGAGAGAGAAGCGCCAGAGAGAATTGTAGCAGTATGAACGGAACGCATGTTAGTTTTCCTTTACGAGAGATATTCAACAATTAAGAAACCAGTTTGTCCTGCGGCAGATGCAGTGCCTGCGCCAGAGGTTGTTCCTGCGGTGCCGCCCGATCCGATGGTCACATCCCACTGAGCCGCAGTCACGGTGACAGGGAAACTGAAGCACTGTTCGCCAGCGCCACCACCACCACCGGCAGCGCCCCCTAGTCCTGTTCCGTCGCTGCCTCGGCCTCCACCGCCAAGGTTCCCGAACATCCCGCTGCCGCCGCGACCACCGAGTGCGTTGCTATAGGAGGCCGGATTCACGCCACCGCCAATGTTTGTCTTGGTTTGCCCCGCGTCGCCAGACTTACCCTGATTGATTCCTGAGCCGCCGCCTGCTCCACCTGTACCTGCCGCTGTTCCTAAGTAGGCCAACCCTTTGATACCGCCAGCCAGTGTCAGCACAACCGCGCCGCCGTTGGGGCCGAATGTCGTAGTTCCACCATCACCACCGTCAGTCGATCCACCACCACCGCCACCGCATCCTTGTCCAGTTACCCATGCCTGAGTCACACCTGCAGGAAATGTGAGATTACCAGAAGCAGTAAATACAGTTCTTGTTAGTGTAGTTCCAGCTGCCAGCGCGGCAATAGCTTGGGCTACTCTCTCCGCTGTCCAAGTTTTCCTGTCAGTAGAAACACCTGCTTCAGCATCTACTTGGCTAACAGTGTCAGAATATTCTTGTACAGTCGCGCCAATATCAGTATTGACAACTGCATCCAAATCTGCCACTACTTGGGCCGCGCTCTTACCTTCGAAATCTGTTGCCACTGCATTAGTGACCACATACTTGGATGCACCAATGGTAGCAGGCGTAGAGTCTACAACTGGAATCTCAGATGTGATCTCAGTGAACGCCTCAGCAAATACAATGGTACCTTCTGCAACCGGAGTATCGAGAGTGAAGGAAGATGCTGAAGTCTCTACGAAATCTACTCCGGGCCGCTGCTTAAGACCAGATACGAATACGGCGAGAGAACCTGTACCAACCTCATATGTGAATGCTGTTATATTGAAAAGGGCTTGGGATGCAGTAGCCTCAAATGCCTGCCGCGCAACTGAGCCAGCTGCCGAAACCGCTGTACCTGGCGCCCATACAGATGCACTCATATTAGTATCCTTGTCCGAATAGATTTGAATTGCGGAGTAGGGTAAACTGCTCGACTACTTCTTGTCTCATAGCAGCAGCTTGCTCATCCCATCCGATCTGTTTGAATATTTTAGCCGCAGCCTCATATTCAATAGCATAGGGGTGGTCGAGTGCAACCCAGGAAGTAAAATTGTTTTCGGTCAGGTCAGGATTTACGTAGCAACCGAGGATCATATAAGTATCCTCAGTATCGCTTCGTATCTCCAGCTGCTCACCCGCTACATAACAGACGTTGTCTCTGTTACGATTGAATTCATCTACTGTCTGTTCTGGCAGTAGGAAAGTAAACCAGTCTCCAGGAGTAGAGCCAGTGGCATCATACTTGCGGAGATACTTGAATGCGCGCCACCGTGGTACAAGTGTGCGGTAGTCAAGGGATTGGGTGTAGCCGATAGGATTCCATTGGATGCCAGTCTCGAATACATCCTTAGGATAGAAATCTGAATGATGCGCTTTCAGAGTGGCCACCTTCACAGCGTGCTTGGTCTCAGCATCAAGGTCTGGACGGTTCGTAATGATCTTTACATCTGCTACGAGTTCTGCAAAGGTGGCCATATCTCTTGCTCCTGCTTCTGGTTATTTCAGTCCAGCGCCAACAGCAACACTGGTAACTTGTGCGGCCATGTCAGCAATACCGCGCGAAGTCATTGCTCCCATCGCCGCGGTGTTAGCGCCTTTCTCAGATTTGCCGAAATCATTCTTCGGGTCAATTGCGGCTTTCTGCGCCAGTTGGAACTCAGCGAAGAATTTCTCACGCAGTGCTGCCAGTGGATCGAGTGCGGTATCAGCAAGGGTCTCCTCTCCTTCCCGGATGCTGATGATATCGTGGCCGCGCTTCACCTCATTGGTAAGGAACTCGATTTCGTTCTGCTTATCAGTGAGATAGCGACCGCCCACGAAATGAATGCGAGTGGAATCCGGCATCACAATAGTGATACGCGGACGCGCTGCGAAGAACTGATGGAAACGCTTTTCAGGTGCTGCGACTTCTTTGCCTTCTTTGCTCTCTTGTTTCTTGACGGTGTCGGTAATGCCCATGATTTGATACTCCTGGTTGTGTGAGAAAGGTGCTAGTTTATTTTAGCGAGGGGGAGTTTCGCACGGAATAAACTAGCAAAGACCTAACACTTGTTGGCTAGCCAGTGATCAACTTGAACTTGCTGTGATCCTGCACCAGCTTGGTGGCAGCAAGGGCGGCGATGGTGATCTGTCCCGTAGTTGCATCAGGAGTTTTCACCTCAGCAGAACCACCAGTACGGACTGTGATACTGGAAATGTACCCTTCGTCCGTACTTGCCATACCCGGAGTATTAACTTGGATAACGGCCATGGTGGATTCTCCTTAACCTGCAGCAGCAGCGGTCAGACCGTAGATCACGACGTTGGCTGGCGGGTTCTTCACCAAGCAAGTCATTTCGGTCGTCAGCGAACCACCAACAGAATCGCCACCATCTTCCTGACCGAACTCCTCAGACTTCGTCTTGCGATCGCCGAGATAAGCGACGTTGAACGTGGAGAGGTCGATGCCAACAGCCATCTTCGCCCAGTTTGTGTTGGTGTTGAACAGCGGATGCTCGATGACACGGAACGTACCGCGCGCGGTCTTGAACGTGGTGAATTGCAGACCGAAACTGGTAGCACCATCAACCAGCTGGTAAGTACCGTTCAGGCGCCCAATGTTGTTCAGCACGCGCTTGGCAGAACCACCGACGAACAGCAGGCGCTCATTGGCAACCTTGGGATCGGTAGCCTGATTGAACACCGGATCCAGCATATCTTCCAGCTGGGTGTAGTTCGTGGTAGCAGCAGCAGTATGCACGTTGTCTTGTGCAGTGTACTGTTCCACAATGCTGATCAGGCCATCCATGGTACGGAACGGCTTGCCATTGCGAGTACCTTGCGACTTCTGGCCGAAGAACAGCGATTTCTCGATGTCAGCAGCGTGGAAGGCAGCGCAGTCTTGCTTGGATTCAGCAACGTTGGTTTCGCCAGCGATAACTTGCGTGGCACGAGCAGTATCAGTCAGCGCCCAGGTATTGCGGAAGATCTGCGTCAGGTTGGTGATGCGCTCGGGCGTGATGTTCAGAGCGGTAGGACGATCCGAACCTTCCTCGAAAGCATTGCCGACTTGATACAGGTTGTCATCATCGTTGATCTGCGCCGCGGCAGTAACACCGACACCGCGAGTGACCTGAACCACCGTCGAGGACACGACCTGATTGATGAGAACGTGCTCGCCAGTACGATTGACGCGCATCACCATGCCAGGAAGAACATTGGTGCTGGAATCCACGGTGAGGACAGTGACGCCAGCAGCAATGTTGGCCGCGTCATTGATCTTCAGTTCCGGGAACAGCATGGTTTTGGCGAAATAGCCGTGCTCGACTTGCACAGCAGTTTCCGACTTGAGCATGGACGTGAGGCCGAACAGCGGTGCGCTGCCATTGGGCATCAGACGCATGATCATGCCAGCGAAAGATTTCTTCGCCAGATCGGTCGTGAAGTTGCTGGTATTGAACATTCCAGTGAAGGACATTTGTATTCTCCTAAGTAGAAAAGGGTGTTGTTGTCAGATGGTCAGAGGATCAGATCCAGGTACACTTGACAGTGGTACTGGAAGTCTTCTCGATGATGGCGGTGCGGGTCTGCGCGTTGGCAGTAGTGAAACCTGCGTACGTCACACCAGTAGCAGCGGTGTTCAGCGTTGCAGCTTGCGCAGCCGTGTTGGTGAGTTTGAACACCAGCGTGTCACCGACGTCCATTTCCGGGAAAGCAGCGATGATGTCAGCAGCAACCGGAATGGTGTAAGCAACAGCACCAGCAGCACCAGTGAATACGCCAGCGCCACCAGCCAGCATCGCGATCGTGATGGACTGGTTACCAGCAGATGCATTCGTGGTAATCAGAGGATTGGCAAGCCAACCATCACCAGCACGCACCTTACGGCACAAGCCCTTTTCGTAAACTTCAGCACGTACAAACATGGTTTATTCCTTTCGTGTATGGGAGTAGAAAATGAAACAAGAATTCGGAACTGGTGAATCAACCTTCGAAATACTTTTCCCAGTCTGGCTCATTCTTACCAGCAGGTTGATTTCCATCCGCAGGTTTCTGCGGGGAGAACACACTGCCAAGAGATCCAATGTAGCTTTGGGCCATCTGTGTAATTTCCGTGGGAGTTGCATTCGGATATTTCATAGTGAACCGTGCTTCCATTGCGTCGACGAGGGGAGCAACTGCAGGATTGCTGAACATGGGATTGTCTCTACGCAGATTGTCACTCACTTGATGCCGCTTAATGTGGCTGGGCAATTCGGCGGTGAAATTCTCACGCGCCCGGTTGAGTGCTTGCTCAGTGATCTTCGTGGAAGCGTAAGCTGCCTGAGCGTAGGTTGATTGTGCTACTGCGTTGAGTGCTGAGGCAAATGCGTTCATCGCTTCATCGCCACCAGCAGAGATTTTTTGTAACTGGTCTGGAGTGATTGCTTTTGAGAAATCTATCTTCCCAGCAACTTCCATGAATTTCTTGGGATCCAACTCACCGAACACGCCATTGGGTTTTGGCGAGTTAGGATCAACGGGATCATTCTTCCATAGGTCAGCATACTGATCGAATGGGGTCGATGCAGGGTTTCCTGGCATCTGATCACCAGTAACAGGCAGCGTGCCATTGGGAGCAGTGACCGAATTGCTGGCACCGCTGTTTGGTGCATTCTGTGGGATCTGGCCAGGATTCGGTGGCGCAGATTGTGTGCCTGCTGCGGGTTGATTTGCTGGGGCTTGCGCCGGTGCCTGCCCACCGCCAAACACACTGCTAAACATATTCATGATGCCGCTCATTTTGATACTCCTTTAGGTTGTGATACTACGGTTACGGTTGTTGATTCAGTGTGATGCGAGTTTGTTTTGCTGCATCGTTAAGATCCATCAGATACTGTATCAGATCCAATTGGCCCTTAAGATATGCCTCCTTCTGACTGTAAGTCAGTACATCATTAGGAGTGAAATCTAGATTCAATTTATCTTGTGCAGCTTGGCAGCGGATATTCTGCAACACCGCTATGTTGAGATTTGTGAAAGTTTGTCCGTGGAGTTCTTCCTCCTCACTGAGAGTATAAGAGGAGAATACGGTGGGAATCGGCGTTGGCATCTTACTGTCCTTGATTGGTGATGTTGTTGGTGATGTTGTTTACACGAGTTGCAACTTCTGTGGGAGGTGCGGAAGCGGCGGCCCCTTGTCCTTGCGGATTGTAGCCATACTGCTGCGGTTGTGGTTGCGGCGGAAGTCCTTTGAGAAGTTCCTGCACCTTAGCAGGATCATCAATTTTCTTGAGAGATTCTGCAATAGCGCCAGTCATAGCCTGCCATTGCATCAGTGCTTGCTCGTAGGCAATCTGCTCTGGAGATTTCTCGAATGCGCGCAGATCTGCACCTTTCACTTTCATCAGATACGAGAACATCGGTGTCAGATTATAGCCTGCGCCCAGTTGCGGTACAGATTGCAGCGTCTGGAATCCAACCGTGAGCGCATCGTCGCTGATGAGTTTCTCGGAAGGAATGAGGCCATCGGAGATCTTGAAATCCATCACAGCTTTACGCAGCGCAATTGGATCGATCTCTACTACTTTCTGCTGATCGCGATTGAACAGAGAAACACCTCCCTGATATTGGAGAATGTTTACTTTCAGAATCTCTTTCATCGGCGTAAATATCTGTGCCTCCAGCAGCATCGCTGTCAGCTGATCGCGGCCATTGGCATTGGACATAACGCTTTCAAATTCGCGCAGTGTCTTATTACCTTTCACAAACTGGCCCTGGCGCACAGGATTCTGGCCAGTGATCATATTTCCCATCTGTAGCAATTCCTTGGTTTCCTGCATGATGATGCCAGACTGGTCATCACGGAAAGGAATTGGATAATACGCATCCTGCACATTCTTGCCATATGCGGAGGGGCGCACAGGAATCTTAGCAGCAGGATTCGGATTATTGATATGAACATCAGAGATGCGGCTAGGATCGTAGATGCCGCGATCTGAGATTGCACGCCTGCGCGCGGCCAGTACTGAGTTCCACAGCGAGGTTGTGATAGATTGGATGGAACTCGCATTGGTTGCGAGAGATTTAGTCTGGTAATCCAGTCCATCTTCCAGCGGCTGAGAGAACAGCATTGGCAGGAAGCCATGCGCATTGGTCTGACGTTCAGCGTAGATAACGACTGAATTATTTACAATAATAAATTTCCAGATCTGCGGCGTGTTGGGGGCCGGAACGCGAATGCTGAAATCCGATGGCAGGATCTTGGCATACAACGTGGTGATCTCGTACATGTCCTTGTACTGGATCTTATTGTCAGATCCTGACAGTCCCGCCCACGAGAGCCAGTTGGTAGTGGCACGGGGATCACGATCCAGGAGAGCATCAGGATTGAGTTGCGGCGTGTAGTATCCGAGATTCGCATCGCTGGTAGTTACGCCTGAGGCGCCAATGCTGGATTCAAATGCAGGAATGACATTATCTACCAGCTTGTCCGGGAGCCTGTTGATGAAATCTTTCAGCTCAATCCGCGACATGAGTTCTTTGTAGCCAGCATATTCGCCGCGCCAGTATACTTCTGCAGGAGGCACTCTCATATCGAATATGAGATTGTACGGATTCCTGCGACGGAGAGAATTGCCCTCCCAGATGATTTCTTTCGGACGCGCCTGCTTGGTAGAGAAGCCGATATCAGTCTCCAGAACTGCCGTGACTGAGCGATCCCAAGATACTTCCATGGCCGCAAGATTGTATTTAAATCCGTCGCGGAAGAACATCATCAGTTCCCGCACCCAGCCGCCGCGAATGGATTGATCTTCGATCACGGTCTCCATCTGCATCGCTGCATCCATATTCTGTGGATTTGACACGATGCCGAAGATGGGATGGCCAGTGAGGAATACGCTGGACTGGTAAGTGACAGCAGCCTCAACTAGCGGCATGACTACCGGAACCGTCACGTTCTGGATCTTGCTGGGATCGCCGCGGCGGTTGGACAGTTTCGACTGCACATGAATATCTGACTGATCTTCCTCTCTGATATAAGCGAGATCAATCTTGCGCATCTGCTCACGGATATTCCACTGTGATTGCTGCTGCATATAGCACTGATTGTGATACTGAATTAGGGCCTCCTGCGACTTCTTGGAAACCAGCATCGGGGTGTTAGGTTGTGCCATTTATTTGCTCCACAGGTTTTGGATTGCATCGCCAATGATACGAAAGATCGAAACGCTAGGATCCTCTTTCTCTTGCTGCGAGGACTTTGCTAGATCTGAGTTGTTCAAATTGCGTATTTGTTCCACTATTCTTTTCTGCTCTTGTACCAGAATGTTACGCACCTCAGGACTTGGCGCGCCTGCAATGGCAGCTGCCAGTTCTTTCTGGTTGTGCGCGCTCATATCCTGGTTCATATCTGCAAGCAACTCATCAGGACTGAGGTTGAAGCTGTTTATGAATTTCCTGTCCCGCGAGGATAGCTTACCTGTGCGCGAGGCGTTTATGAATCTATTGACGTCTTCGGGAGTCATGTGGTAGTCCTGTGCAGAGTCAGATTAGAATGGACAATTATCCATAGCTGTAAGTACTGGTATATTGTGATTCTCATGATTCACCAGAATGTTTCCAGCTATGACAAATTCTCCATAAAGTTCTAGTACCCGTGGCGCGTAGGTGAGAAGATCAAGCACATCATCTACGTTATCGCGGCGGAGTGGATTGAATTGCATTATCTGCAAATGTACCTCACTCCGGACAGAGGGGTCTACGAAGATCTCTCCCTGTGCGTACATCTTGAACATATTTAAGATTCTGGCATTCTTATTCATGCCTCCTGGATACACTTCTACGTGCTCCAGTCCGAATATCCCCATCTGCTCACATATGAATGCGAACCAGTAATTCAGGGTGGCCTGATATGCTACAGATTCTGTTACAATCAGGCGGCAGTTATGTCTTAGCGCCAGCGTGAGCGCCTCACGAATGGTATCACCCGGTGAGAATCTGTCGTTTTTAAGTTCTCGTAGAACTGGGTATCCTTCATAGACTTCAAAGTAACCGATTGCAACTGCGTCGCTGTCAATTTTTCCTGTTGCCGGATCAATGATAATGAAATTTCCGCCAGGAATATCACCTTCCTCATAAGGTAAAGCTGGTAACTTAGACAGATCAATGAGATGGTTAGCGGATGCGGTTTCATCATTTAATACCTCAGCAAAGAATATGTCTGGGCGGCCCATCGCAAGGTCATTTTCGTACTCTCTCATCAGCTGATCTATTGGCTGCAGATCTTGCCAGAGAGATTCGCCAGTTGCGAGGATGCCGCCTGCAATAAATTTAACCCAGTTAGGATTGGACTTGAGTTTGCGGAGAATCGACCATTTTGTAGGATACATATTGGCCGTAAATAGGAACAGGCAGCCACGCGGCGATTTCGCTTTCATGGCAGTACCAACCATCCACCGCTCTAGTGCCTCAGATTGCACCTGGGAGTCAGCACATTCGCGCGATTGAATGTCATCAAACAGCATCACATCTGGGCGCTCATTCTTAAGAGTAATGCCGCGAATGCCACTATCAGCACCAGCAGCCATAAGAATAATATTTCGCCCACGGAATCCAAATTTCTTGAGATCCTGACGATCTGTCTCAATGCCGAGACGCCAGTGTCCAAATGTTTTCTTAATGTTTTCTTCATCTAGCATATCCACAATGTCAGACAGAATATTTATTGCTTTCTGCGTGTTCTCGCAGACGATTAGAATGAATCTCTTATCTGTGAATAGAATGCAATATAAGATGAATAGCTTCATCAGCGCAGTCTTACCAAAGCCGCGCGGGAGACCTAGTGCCAGTTGTGAGAAATCTCTGGATTTGTGGATATATGACTTGAGCCAGTCCCAGACAGCTAGGAATACTGGAGGATAGGCGTAAGTATATACAGTAGGTATAGCTAAACCCGCTAGAAAGTCCAACGAAACTTTAGCTAAATCTACTACTTCTTGCGCATGAAATGTTACTTCCTGTACAGGCTCTGCTGTCTCAGTGGGAGCGGATGCCGGTGCCGGATCAGGATTTCCGCTGAACCCAAGTCTCTGGAGGATGCTCACGCTATTGAATCTCTGGTAATTCGTGAAACATAGGATACCTCCGAAACTTGGGACAGCAGTGCCCGCGCCGCGGCCTTGTTAGCTGCGAGCAATTCACGACGCTTGTCCTCTACGAGTTTCTTCTGCGCGGCCATCAGATCTGCATCCTTTACAGTGTTAAGCAGATGCCGCAATTCCTTGCTGCAGTTCGCCACCATTTCGCTTCTCCTTTACTAAAGATTCGAGTGAGCCTGATTGAATTGTAAGTAGTGATTGATTGCCAATCTCAGTAACTTGCCCCTGCGGATTGGCCCTGAATGTGTTTAGAATTTGTACTGGTATATTTAGCTGAATGACTGTCTGTTTGTTTGTGAGAGATTCTGGTGTAGATTGACCGCGGCGCTTTGCCATATTTATGACTTGAATCGCTTTCAGTATTTCCATGGGCCGGTGCATGAGCGGGAGACAGTCCTCCATGCGCTCCAGCAATTTGTCTTCCATGTCGTCATACTTATTGTCTCGTGCATTGTGTTTCTGCAGAGATTCGAATCGCAGTTCTGCCACCCTAGCGGCGAAATGCTCATCTGAGACTAGCTGAGAAATGTATGAGTCCGTAACTCCCAGCGAAGCCGCCACCTGCGCGGGCGCGACCCCGGCCCCAAGCAATGCCAGCGCGCGGTCGGAAGTTGTGGTAGTTGCATTGCTCATAGTATTCTCCTAGTCATCCCCATTGTGCCGCCATCGCTGCAGCAATTCCTGGATATGTTCTGCTACGATTCTTTGCCCTATCACGATGATAAGACATATTACGAATTCTCTCAGATCTGCCATCCACTATATGTGTATGTACCAGTTTCGGCAATCCGAATAGCCAGAGACAAGTACGTTTCTTTTCTCCATGGCCAAATTGATACGGCTGTATTACTTGCATCGGCGGCATGAAATGTACTGGATCCGACATGATGCTCACTGGATTCTCAATGCATTTCCGCGGTATCGGCGCCAGCGCAATCTCTCTAAATAACGCGACCGCGGCGGCCTGCCTACCATCACGAATCTTCTCTCTGAAATGCGCGGCCCCCGAAACTGCCAGATGTGTGCACGGCGGGTGAGCTATCATCATATCCCATCCATCTCCTAGAACATCTCGTACATCACATTGCAGATGCGGCCCAGCAGTTTCTGATGCCAGCAGATCACAACTCCAAACATCATGATCTTTACCCAGTCTTATAAATGAATCTCGCACAGTTCCTGTAAATTCGCAAGCCACTAGTATTCGCATGATTGAATCTATTGTATCGAAAAAGCCAGCGATGGTTTGGAGGGGTCAGTTTTAGTTTGGTGCTAGTATGAGGTCAGTTTTGTTTTCTAGAAAATTTAGTAAAATTTGGGGATGTCCTTAGGACACACGCAAACCCCGGCACCAAAAAGGCCCATACCCCCCGTTCATTAGAATATTGGTATGTAGTGATATGCTGATATGCTCAGATGAGAATGATTCTCAGTCGTATATGAGTAGATCAGTATGTAGTGATATGCTGTATTAGAGTATTAGAATATAGTAGATCCTGTATATACTGATATGCATACACACATTGCCAGTAGGGGAATCCTGGCCGATCTGGCACTATACTGCATAGGCATGAGATATAATGCATAGTGGTGCAGGTTTCTCATTTCTCGGAATTGAGAATGGGTTTTTCTCATTTGTGAGAAATCCTGGCCGATATGCGGTAGATTGGTGTGCCTGGGATAGGTTACGGGATGGCACGATATCTGCTTATATTACTGTGCGCGGCTTGCGCGACTTTGCCCTAATTGGGCGCTTAATTGGAGACTAGAATCATGGGAACTATAGCTAATCTGTGGATTGTGGGAACTTTGAAAAATGTTGCAAAGCAGGACATTCCGGCCGATGCTCGCATCTGCCGTATTGTTGCAAAGGGGAAGAATAAGAAGTTGGCGGAGAGCATGGCAGTTGTTGTTAGCTGTGTCGGCAACAATGTCGCCCAGTCCCTGATGCTGAACGAAGTCGGCGCTGAGTGGATGCGCGGCAAGATAGAAGAATTACAGGATGGCATGATTCGGAAGCAAGTTGAAGGCGGCGCCGATCGCATCCAGTACGAGAGCATTAATATTGATGCAATGCTTGCCGCAATGAAGGCCGACAACGCTGC